CATACGAACGCCGAAGACCGTGCCGTTATCGGCAGTCGTGACCCGAGCAATGTAAGCCACGCCCGCACCGTTAGTACCAATGATGTCGCCAGCAGTGCCGCCAGACTGCAGGCCGGTCAGGTCGATCATGATCGAGGTGGTCACGATGCCGTTGTTGCGGGCAACGGAGGTCTCGTAGACGGTGCCCGTACCACCGGTGATGCCAGCGCCTGCAGGGTTTGCGATGCCGAAGCCGAACGAGCCGGTGACGGTTTCGGTGCCCGTGGTGGGGTTGACGGAGATGGTCTGGAAGCCGTTTTGCGAACGGACGGGACCGCTGAACGTGGTATTGGCCATGGCCTTTTCCTCTTGCACAAGGTTTCGCCCCGCAGTCTGTGCAACGTCAGGAAGGGCATCCTGTCTGCGCGGCTGATGTTACCCTTTGCGGCAGTCTACACGGGGTGGAGTCAAAAAGAAAGGCCCACCGAAGTGGACCTTTCACTGCAATCCCGAAGGCGTTGCAAAGGATTAAGCGCCGGTCGTACCGAACACGCAACGCGGGTCCGAGAAGCCGAACGAGTAGCGTTCACGGGCCTTGTAGCGCATGTTGCCGGTGTCGAAGTCAGCTTCCATGCCGGTCGAGAGCGGGGTGCGCTCGAAGTGGATGAAGCCGCGCGGTGCGTCCGTCTTGATGAAGTAGGCGTCCGGGTCGGTCAGGAAGTCGTTGACCACATAACCTTCCGGCAGCATGCCCATCGAGCGGATGGCGTTCACGTCGTTGTCGGCGGTGCCGACGCGGAGGTTCGACACCATCAGGCGTTCTGCGACGAACTGCAGCTGGCGAGGAATCACCAACTTCGTGCCGCGCAGAGCGACTTTCAGGCCGCGTTCGTCAACGAAACCAGCGATGTTGATCAGAGCGTCCTCGAGCGAGGTTTCGTTCAGGTCAGCGTCGGTCGTCGGTTTGTTGGCGAAGGTAGCGCCGTTTACCAGCGGGTGGTTGGTGGCGCAGAGAGCCACACCGTCACCACCTGCCGAAGCACCGCCGGTGAAGGCGTTGTTCAGGATGGCAGCGGCTTTCACCTGCTTGCTGTGAGCCATCGAGCGGGCGAGGGCACGAGTGTAACGGCTGCCGAGGCGGTCGTACAGGTTGTCCTCAATGGCTTCCTCGGTGATCGAGAAGGCCAGCGCGACGGTTTCGTGGTTGTACCGAGCGGTGTAGGCTTCCTGTGCATCGTCATACGAGATGCCCGAACCTTCCGATTTGGTCGGTGCTGCGCCGAACCCGGACAGCATAACCTCTTCCTCGAATGCACGATCCGAGGACTCGGTGGTGAAGATTTCAGCATGCTGGTTTTCATACCGAGCATACTCCATGCCGAACAGAGCATTGAGACCGGGCTCAAGCTCTTTCGCAAGTTGTGCGCGCGAAATTGCCATAGGTCAGGTCTCCTTATGCCACCGTGCCTTCAGAATCAGCCTGAAGGAGTGCATGGTTGTTGAACATCACGATCATCTGAATGCCTGCAGCCGCGAAGTCTTGGCTGGTCGGATCATCATAGATGCCGAGAATCTTGAGCGGAAGCGACGCGTTCGAAGCATCGAGCGTAGCTACGTCCATCGAAGCCGACGATTGACCCGTGGTGGTCGAGCCCGAAGTGCCCGAGTCAAACTGGGTGTTTTCGAAGATCGCCGCACGGGCGGTAGCCCGGTTGGTGAACGTCGCGTCGGTGGCGATGACAAAGCGCTGGGTGGGGTTGTCATAGACATACCCAACGATGTCAAAGTTGGTGTTCGCGCCGGAACCGGGCCAGTAGTTCGACCAAGTTTTCTTTCCAGTCACGGACGAGACGTATTCGCAGCCTGCGAATGCGCCGATGTGCTTGTAGGTGTCGCCGGAAGCCGAGCCAGTGATGGCGATATCGCCGCCATTGACCGCGATGACCGGGGAACCGTTGTAGATCGCAGAAGCGCCCGAAGCGATAAAGTACGCGTTCGTACCTTGGCTGTTGGGAGCGCCACCCGCGAGGTTGATCGGGCGAAGCCCGAACGCACCAGAAGAGTTAGGCATAACGTTGCTCCTTGTCAGTCGGACTTTTTACGTCCGCCAAAAGATACCCGACTTTGCCGTTGTTGATTGATCGGCATCGACGGATGTTGCTCTTTCATCAGGTCCTGATCAACAGCTTCCATTTGTTCGCGGGTCCGGCCCCCGTAATACGCGGTTCTTTCTTGGGCTGTCTCGATAGGAATACGAGTGAGAATCAGACCACCGTTTCCGATGACCCCAGCATGCTTGCCGTCCTCAATCGTAGGTGCTTGGTATCCCGGATGCTCTTCCGCGCGGACCGGCTCGTAGCCCTGACGCATGCGGTTGAACACGTTTCCTTTGTCCTCTTCACCTCGAATCGAGGAGCGGACCCAGCGATGCTTATACCCTTCGGGCGCAGGCGGGGCGTCAAGGACACTGGGCGGGGCCCAAGGTTTGCGGCGCGATTCGTTATCGCGGGTTGCGCTCTCGCGCGGGGCTCTGTCGGTCATGATCTCACTCCTTCACGTATTTCGCGTATTCTTCCAGCGGAACGTTGAGACGTTTCGCCATGGCGACCTGAGAAGCGGAGAGCTTCACCGACCTGCGCCCCTGTACAGCGGCCTTAGATGCACTTGCCGCGGCAGAGGCGACCCGGGCTGGTGCAGCCGATTGAGTAGTCTTGAACTTGTGCGGGAACTCCCGACGAATCCGACTATCGATTTCACTATAATACTCATCGGACGTTGGGTCAAACCCTTCGTCTTCGACGAGAGTGCTGTGCAAAGCCATCGCGGCGGCGGTCAGCATCTTGTCCGATCCGAACCAATCGTTCTTCTCGGCCCAGCTCTGCGCCTTCTTGTCGACCTTGACTTCCTGCTGGCGCGGGGCCTGCGGAGCCGGGGCCTCGGCCCGCTCAACCTGCTGCGGCTGGGCCTCCGAGCGCTGCTTTGCGATCCGGAAACGCTCCTGATCGATGGCAATCTTCGACATCTGCTCCTGAGCCGACGCCAAAGCGTCCGGATCACCGGACTCATAGGCCTTCTTGAAGGCGTCCTTGGCAGCGATAGCCTGAGCCTCGAGACGGGTGCCGTACTCGCTCAGATAGCCGGTATCGAGACCCTTGACCCGCTGCTGCAGCTTCTGGTTCTCTTGGTAGAGCTGCTCAGCCAAGCGCTGGGCCTCTTCCTTGTCGCGTTCGGCAGCGCGGCTCTTGGCCGTGAGCTTGTTGATGCGCGACTGAACCTTGGTGCTGTATTGCCCAAGCTCGTCATCATCGTCCTGCGCTGACGCAGGGTTCTCTTGACCCTCGGACTCGATCTCCACGGAGATTTCGTCGTCCAGTTCCTCATTGCGTTGGTTCATGGTCATGCCCTCAAATGTGTTGGATGTCGTCGGGGTCGGCCAGCGTGGCGATCACCTCATCATCATTGATGATGCGGACTTCTCCGCCATCAATGCGGAACCGGGAGCCCGCATAGCGGCCGATGCAAACCCACTGACCCTCCGCGCACCACGGTTCCGGGTTGTCCCCAAACTTGTTGGGGTCGCAATAGGCCAACGGACCGATGCGGAGGACGTAGGCAACGACCGTTGCCAGAGCCTCACGCTCACGAACCTGATCCGGGAGGATCAGGCCGCCTTCGGTCTTATCCTTGCCCTTGTACGGCATAACCAGAATGCGCCACCCGGTAGGCTGCGGGAGGCGGTCGAGAAGGGTCTTCTCCAAGAGGGAGGGGTCAAGAACTCGAGCGCTGGAGTCCACGTAGGCTGTGCCTACACCGGACTGTTCTGCCTCTTTAGCTTTCTTGGCTGCGATGCGCTGAGCGATGTGCTCAGGAACGTAAAGTGTCTTCGACATCGTCGTCAGATTTCTCCAGCAGGGATTTTAAGGTTTCCCGCGCGTAGTCGAGTCCCTGAATCTCTCCCACGACCTGCCGATAATGCTCAAAGCTATTAGCGGCACCGAGGACGAGCTGATCCGCAAGGGTTTCGCGGCGCTCGTCCAGCTGCTTATACATAGCTTTTGCAAAGACAACAACGTTCATGTTCACTGTCCCCGCTGGCGGTTCATGGCGGCCTGCTGCTGTTGGGCAGCAATGCGCTCACGTGCAATCTGAGTGCGGTCCTCGGACACCTGCTCTTGGACCTCGATCCGGGCCGCGTCAGAAGTTGCGCGCTGCAGGATTTTCTTGCTCTCCAGCGACAGCTTCTTCTGATCCACGTCCTGACGCTGGGCCAGCTCCTTGTCCTTCAGAGCCAGTTCCTGCATCCGGATCATGACCAGCGGGTCTTGGTTCTGGCCCTGCGGAGGCGACAGCTGCGGTGCAATTTCGGCCATCAACTCGGCCAAGACCTGTGCCACACGGGCCTCGACTTGGTCCGGAGTGAACTGCGGCGGCAGGGCGGCGATCTGGCCGATCTGCTGCAGGGCGTCCGGCAGGGCAATCTGCCCGTTCTGGGCTGCCAAACCGATCTGAGCGCCCATTTGAGCCCCCTGCTGTTGCTTGAGCTGCGCCAGCTCGGCGTCCACCATCTCACGAGCCTTCAGCGACAGGTGTTGGAAAATGTGGGACGAAATGACGCCGACCAACAGCGGGGTCATCGAGACGATGCCCATCTGCAGGAGCGCCAAGTGGTTCTGGACGTGCGCGTCATGGTCCTGCTGCGGGAAGGCCTGCGGCACCTGACCTTGGATCAGCATGCCGGACTCCAACGCAGGGTCCATCGGCTGAGGTTGAGGCGGCAGCGGCAGGATTTGGTCGATATTCTCGACCTCCAGCGCCTGATACATGCGCCGATAGGCTTCCCGGAGGTTGTGGATTTCCGGGGCGCTCTGCGCCAGCTGCAGTTCGGTCTGAGCCAGCGTCACGCGCTGCGACATCGAGAAGATGTTCGGGTCCGAAACCGGGATCACGTCCACGCGGTCGTCGAAGTCAGCCTGCTTGATCTCGGCCGGGGCCCCGGCGACGGCATACGGGTACACCGGCGGCAGGTTCTCGGCGATCACACGGGCCAGCAGGCGGAACTCGGCCTTCTGAGCGTAGTGCAGGCGCTTATGGATGGCCGACATAACCTTCATGCCGCGCTCGAGCAGAGCGACGGTGGTGCCGACCGGGGCCTCGTTGTTGAGGTTGCTCATCTGCTGATCGGCCAGCGCAATGAAGCGGCGGCCGTCGTTGACCAGCGCGCCGAGCAGTTGCGCCAGTGTTGCCGACGGCTCCTTGTACGGCAGCGGGACCAGAGCGTTCCGCAGGTCCATGCCCGGAGCGTCGATCTCGCGCCATTCGCCGGGCTGGATCGGGCTGTCGTTGTCGCGGACGCGGATGCCTTTGGCCTTGAAGCCTGCGGGTAGGTTTGCAAGGGTGCCTGCGTCGATGAGCTGGCGCAGGATGGAGGTGGCCGACCGGCCAAGGCCGCCGATCATGTGCACAAGGCCGAAGCCGTAGAAGCCAAGGCCCGGCAGGAACTTGTAGTGCACGAAGTACTGACGCTTGCGCTTCAGCGGATCGTTGGGGCTGTAGTTGCGCTGGATCGACAGGACCTCGTTGGTGTCCTTGTCCACCGTGACGATGTACGGCAGCTTGAGACCGGTCGGAGTGCCGACCATGTCGGTGTCCTCGAAGCCCTCAAGCTCCAGCTCGGCGTGGAATTCGAGAAGAGTCCGGACGTCGTCCGAGAAGCTCTTCGAGCGGCCGTCGATCTCGTCGACCTTCTCCTTGACGAGGTCAGTGGCGTCCGTGGAGTTGCCTTCGCCCAGATCGATGTCGCGGTACGCCCCTGAGAGCTGCATCTTGCGGACGTCGTTGCCCTGCATCTTGAGGACGTGGGTCGCGCGCGGGGTCGTGTCCAAGTCCACGGCCGAATACGGCACAACCAAGTCCTGCGCCGGAACGAACTCCGACACCTCGCGGCCGCGCACCGGATCGTAGTAGACCTTCTTGAAGGTCGAGCCGGACAAGGGGAGATAGAACAGCATCTGGTCCATGCCCGGATCGTATTCCGTCATGACTTCGGTGATGCGGTAGTTCATGAAGTTCTTGACGCGGGCGGCCTGAGCCTCAGTCTCCGGGGTCTTCAGGCCCATGATCTGGGTCTTGACGGGGCCCTGCGACGGCAGGAGTTCCTTGTAAGCCTGCGCTTGGAACTGGGTCACCGACTCCGAAATCAGAGGATGGGTGACGCCGGAGGCTCCCTCAAACGGCTCCATGCGCTCTTCGTACTTGATTCCCAGAAGGTCCAGACCCTTGGCATAGGACTCTTCCCACTCCTGACGGGACCGAAGATCGTCTTCGTAGGCAGCCAAGAGCTCGCTGGAGAGGCTGCGTAGGGTGCTGGCGTCGATGTACTCGGCAAGGTTCGCACCGTGCTCCATTGACCGATCTTCTTGGCCAAACTCCATGCCGTTATCGTCGAGAAGGGCCTGAATCGTCACCCCGCCGTCGGCGTCCTCGATGATCTCAGCACCGCCGGGGAACTCCATCGGCTCATCGACCGAAATCTCCACGTTCGGAGCCAGCAGGTCGTCGGCCAACATCGCTCTGTCAACGATTGCCATCAGTAGTACTCCCGTTTCTTGTGGTGCTGGGGCTCAGACATGTCTTCTTCGCCGTTCAGGGTAACGAAGCCACCCTGCCTGAAACGCATGAGGGCCAATGTCATGCTATCACAAAAGTCATCATGGTCGCCAGATGGGAATGAGGTCACCTCTTCGATGACGTCCTCGGCAAAGGTTTTCTCCACCGGGGCCCAGACGCGCCCTGCTTCGAACAGCGGGGCAACCAAGTGCATCCGGGTGTTCTTGTCAAAGCCGCCCTTACCCCTCCGGCCGGGGCTGAAGGTCAGCGCAGGGATGCCCCGGGCCCGAAATTCGTCCGCCAGCGGCTGTCCGGTGGCCTTGGCTTCGACCAAGACCATGTCCGGCTCCCAGTATTCGTGCTCTTCCCACGCAACTTCCTTCAATTCAGGGAAGGACCACCGCCCGCGCTTGGCGTCGAGCAAGATTATTGCGTCTGGCTCCCCTTCGACGGGTGTAAACACGCCCCAAGTCGTGATTGCGGAGTAGTCGGCCGTCTCTTTCTTGGAAAACGCCGTGTCGTAGGCCTGCAGGACGTACTGGAGGTTCGGAACCTTCTCTTTGTCCCAGTTTTTCCACCACTCCTTGCGGATAATGGCCGATTCCGACGATGTCGGCATCTGCTGCCACTGCGCGGACCATTTTGCGAGGGGCAAAGCCGCCTTGACACGCAAAAGTTCCTCAGTTTTCCAGAATTCCGGCCACAGAGCGTTGCCAGAGGGCAAAATGGCAGGGAATTCGACCACTTCCCACTGGTCGGCGAGGATGTCGTTGCCTTGGGCGGCCAAAAGACGGCCTGTCAGGTCCTTTTTGCCCCACCGCGTCATGACGATGATGATCGCGCCGCCCGGCTGGAGACGCTGGCGGGGGCCGGAGGTGTACCATTCGTAGGCGTTGTCGAAGGC